GTAAGTCCTTTCTCCAGAATTGATAATTTCTCCAATCCATAAGTTACCAGGGGTGTCTGCTGCTACAAAGTTTGATACAAGAAAATCTACGACTTCTTTATCAGAATACTTTCTCGAAGTTTTTTCGAACCAGTATTTGTCACGACGTTTGTTGAATGAAGTGATACTAGCACGGGTCTTCGCACCGTATTTAAAGAAGTCGTATTTTGGGTTTGTGAAATGATTTTTAAGTGACAAATAATGTTGATAAGTTTCAAATGGTGACACAATTATAAAGGCAATTTTGCTCTCGAAGTGCGTTTCATAAAATTTAAATTAATCGCATCATTTTTAAGTTTTTCTTTAAGCGGTTTGGAAATGAGTTTCGTTACTGAGTCTACTTCAAGACTATTGATTTCGCAATAGTGGCAAATAGCATCAATATAGTTAAAGTTTTCAGTTGCGACAATATGTTCAATCTCAAGAGCAAACTTGGAAGGCGTTAAAAACTTATTTTCTATAACTTGTTCTAATTCTTTATTTTGTTCCATATGATTCCAGTTTATCTCTAACAAACTCTCTAATGTATTCGGTGAGTAGTTTGATGTATTTTGTTTTGTCTCTTTCTTCATAGACGACGCATTCTCCATTTTCGCAAGCCATAATGATTACAAGTTTTTTAACTGGAATACCAGTCAGTTCGTAAAGCATACAACCATATGCCATACATTGAACAAAATAGTGTTCGATCCACTCGCGTGGTTTTGGTTTTTTAGAAGTCTTGAAGTCTATGATTGCTAATTCACCATCGAATTCTGCTATACAGTCAACAGTTCCAGCAATACCTAGTTGTTTACTATATAGAGACCCCTCAAGGGCGTGAATATTATTTATACGATTGAGAGTTGACTTAGAAATCTTGAATAAGAACTCAGAAAGTGGTTGAACTTCTGGAAGATTCTCATTCTTAAGATGATGTTCAACTAGCGTATGCATGTCAGTGCCACGACTTGTTGATTGGCGTGTAATCTTGTCTGCCTTTTCTTCCCCAATCTTTTTTCGCCAGTTAATAAATATCTGGCGATTTTTATGACTGGTTACAGAAGTAATAGAAACAAGTTTAAGCAGTTCTTCATCATCAGGAACTTTATAATAACGAATACCATCGATAGTTTCCCTTTCAAGTTTTGGAAGATTTACATCTATATGTGTAAATCTTCCTTGCTTAGTAACTTCAGGATGCAACTCATAATATTTTTCAATTAACGGATTCGACATTAAAAACCTGCTTCTAGTTTTGCAATAATATATTCCTTGACAAGTCCAGAACGAACAATATCATCAACACCAAACTCTATTATATCAATAGATGGCATTTTACGCAAGATGCTCATAAAATCAACAATTCCATTACGGTCATTAGTCTTCTGTAGGTCTGACTGAGTAGCATCACCACAAAACATAATTTTAGAGTTCTCACCAACACGAGTAATAATAGAATCTAATTCGTGGCTCGTACAGTTTTGGAACTCATCTACGATAATAATTGAATTATCAAGAGTGGTTCCTCTTAAGAATGAGGTACTCCAGAACTTAATGGTCTCCTGAGACTTAAGATTACCATAGAGCATCTCAAACTCAGCATCAGAAGGCATCTGGAACATATACTTCACCATATTCTTATAAGGAATCTGGTAGATGTCTGACTTATCCTCATAGGAACCAGGAAGGAAACCAATCTCTCTGGTTGCAACTAAAGAACGAACCAGATAGATTTTCTCATAGGGAGTTCTTTCATCTAGAACTTCACGAAGAGCATTATAAAGAGTAATGAAAGTCTTACCAGTTCCTGCACATCCATAGGCAACAAGGTGTTTTCCTTTGGCATATGCATCAAAAAGTTTTCTCTGATTGTCTGTAAGTGGGTCAATATCTAATAGATATTCACTTCCAAGTGCCTTCTTTCTTTTCATCTGACGGGTTGTAAGACCAACACCGATTGGTTGGTCATTCGTCGTTCTTTTTCTTCTTGCCATATTAGAGTTTCTTTACGGTTGATTTTGGGGCTTTGCTTGCTTTCTCTAAAACCTCATTCCATCCAGGATTTCTTGCAATTAATTTGTCCCTCCACTCACCAACTTCTCCTGGTTGTGGGCAAGTTGAAGGGTCAGACCAGTCGCGGATCCAATCAGGATTATCTTTTTTCCACTGATCCCAGTCGTGAACACTCATGCTCACTTCTTTCTGTTCACCAGTGCTTTGATTAATAATCGGATATGTTGCCATAAGTTTTAATAATGTGTATCGTTATTTAGATTATGGACTTAAACGTGCTTTATGAAGACGCTTTTCTTCATAATAACTAAAAATCTCAGGAACCCATTCTTTAATGATAGGAACCATTGCCTCACAAAGTGCCTGAATCTCTACTTGAGCATCCAGTTTTGCACGAAGATCGAGAAAGTGTAGTGCAGCGCGAAGAGAGAATGAGACTACAAAGTTCTGACGAATATTTTGAGGAAGATAATCGCGGAGATGTTCTTCTGCCATACCACGATTCTCATAACCCTCTGCATACCTCTCAGATGCCGACAGACAGAACTTCAACTGCCTTTCGTAATCTTCCCTTGTCCATTCATACTTATGCCCTTTACGGTCAAGGTAGAGACCTTCTGGACGCACATAATAAACCTTTTCTGGTTTCAATTCACCCTTGGCAACCTTAAGTACACGACGACCAGTATAACGTTGAGATTGAACATCAAAAGACACACCAACACGATGAGTTCGTGCCTGAACCATTACATTATGAACAAATCCAACACAGTCCAAAGTAATCGCAGGATGCTCCAATGGACCCCAGTGCCCACGTTCATTTGCAAGTAGTTGCTCAATAACCCATTTACCACATTCCTTTTCATTTGGTGGAAGTTTGGTATGAATAGGATCTTCGGAATAGTCATTCTTACCTCCTTGCCATACAAGAGTCTGTGGAAGTTGTGTTTGATTAAGCATCACAACTTTCATCTCTTTATCCAATTCAAGAAGGTCTTTTGCTTTAATTGGTTTCATTTCTTTCCAAATCCTTTTGATGTTTTTGCTTCAAGTTCTGCGAGTTCTTGTTTGACCACTCGCAGTTGTTTTTTCATTTCAATAAGTTTTTCAGCAGAATATAAATGTTCCTGCTTCGTCATTCTTTCAAGTAATTTAACAAGTTCTCGTGCTCTACTAGTCATCATCATCCTCAAAAATTTCGTCGTAATCTAATTCTCTTGGTTTAATGTCATCGTATTTGTATGATTGAATATCAGAATAAATTTCTGCCTTTAGAGAATCAACCAAGAGTTCAAGATTACGGACAATAAGTTTTAGTTTTTCTTTGTCCATATTTTATAGTTCTCTCAACCCATTTTACATAAAAAAAGGGAGGATGTCAATCCTTCCTTACAATCAAAAACGTATTATATTTTATAAAATCCTATGGAGTCAAAAAAATTACCGGGATTTTTTTCCAGTATTTTTGAAATCACTTTCTCTTTTTCTTTTCAGGTGCCTTATAACCCCAGAGTTTTGGATTAATTCGCCCATATCCAAAGTCAATACTCTTTAGGTTCTCACGAAACTTATCCCAATACATATCAAATAGTTTGATTTTACTTCCTCTTGTGAGGTCAAAACAAATTTTATCGTCGATCATATATTTTACAATATGAGCATCATTAGGACAGTCTTTAGTGCATACCTCAGAATAGGACCCACCCTGAATCATAATTTCACATCCGTAGCGTGACTTACAGGTTTCTTTTTCTGCAGGTGTCCAAGAGTCCATATGTTTTTCTGTATTTTGTGCTCTTTCAATTACATCACCAAGTTTACTCACGAACGACCTCCCCAACTAATATCAAGATATGCTTCTGCAACAATTTCCTTTGTAATCTTATACTTTGTTTGAAGTTTTTTATCTTTAGTGAGAATAAGAATCTCTGCTTCAAGTGGATGAAGTCCTTGAAGAACATTGATAAACATAGTTTC